TTGTCAAGAGCCGCCTGGCTCTCCTTGAGATTATCCAACTGCTCTCTCAACTTGCTTTTCTTGGCATCGAATAGGATGGATGCCGCAGCCTTCCTGTCGTATGTCTCTAATGCTTTTGCGAGGTCGGTAAGCTGCGTCTCCAAGTCCTTGCCTGTATTAAGGTATTGATCCGCATCATCACCGTACAGTTCGTGCAGTATGCCTTTGGCGGTGGTGTCATCAACGTATTGGCGCAGGTCATCGTACGCCGATTTGAGGTCCTTGATGGCGCTTATCTGCGTCTCAATCTGCTTTTTCTCCTTTTTCTGTTCTTCCGTCAGGCCACTATCACCCTCGCCAGGCGCAGTATATGACGAATAGTGCGTTATCTTGTCATAGAGCGCATCACGCTTGCCGAGTGCGTCCGCTATGCTTATGATGAGGTCGAGCTCATCCTGCAATTTCTTCTTCTGATCGTCGGTGGCGGCTATGCGCATGCGGTCCTGCACGCTCTTGATGCCTTCCTGCAATTTCGGGAAATACTCGTAGTAGTTCGTATCACTATCTACGTTATATGCAGGGAACATCTCATTATGAGTGGCCCGATATGCTTTTATCGCCGACTGAACCATACCAATCCAGCTTTCCGGCGCCTTTGTAAGTGCGTCTATCTGCGATTGGATGTTCTTTGCCTTGCTGGTAAGTCCGAGCCTATTGTAAAGGACAAGAAGATCGCCAAGTCGTGACAGGTCAATCTCGCGCAGCTTCTTGTTCATCTCATCCTGGCCTTTTATATTCGCCGTGATGAAGTCGTGCTGCGCCTCGTATCTCTTGTTTATAGCCTCGACCGCATTCGCCTCCTCCTGGGAATCATAGGTGTCATTAGCAAAGCCGGAATTGCGTACCAATCTCTGCCTTGCTTTATTAGATTCCTCAATAGCAGTATAATACTCATCGACATACTGCATGAGCGGGTTCCAATCCCTCTTTTTCTTGATGCCGAGATTCTTCAATAGGCTGTCGAGATTTATCCCCGAACTTCCGAAATAGGAATTGAACGAGTCACCGAAAGCCTTCCAAATATCATCTACTCCGCCAGCCTTAACCTGCTTGGCGAATTTCTTCATAAAATTGGATGCGGCATCCTCGCCTATCTTTCCTTCGGAACCTTCTGCGAGTAGATCAATGATGCCTTCATAAGATTTGTTCCTCCTGTCTCCGTATGTCTCCTCTATCTGTCTCTCGCCCTCCTCCATCATAGAAGCATTGACCTTGTTGCGTATCGCCTCCGCAGCCTTGTCGGCTGATATGGCTATTTCATCGAGGGCGTTCTTCTCCGTAAGGAGATTCGGCAGATATTCGCCATACTTGGAGTTGAGTTCATGGATCGCATCACGATAATCCTGCGTGCCCTCTTTTGCGTTCTTCAATTTCTCCACAAGGTCATTGAATCCCTGCACGAGCTTGTCGGCCTCATTCGCCTTGCTCTGGCCGAGCTTGTCGAGTTCACGATTCAGCTCCGTCACATTGCGGTAAATCTGATAAACGGCTACGCCTATTGCGGTGATAATGCCGACGGCTCCCGCCATAGCATTCAGCGACCCGCCCAAGACCTTGGCTGCTGCCGAGGCATAGCCCATATTTTTGCCCAGCCTCAATATCTCGCCAGCGAGGTCAATGCCTTTCATTATCTTCTCCGCCGTATTGACGGACAGCAAGATGGCATAATATGCACCGAATCCAGATGCTACCGTAACGATGACTTCCCCTATGTCATCAATATGCTTCGCAAGGCTGATGGCAATATCAACCGATGTCTTCAGCACGCCGCTGTTGGCATCGCCTATCTCCGACACGGCTATCTCCCACGTGTCCTTCAATTTCATCATCCGGCCCTTCAGCGTCTCGGAAAGCACCTCCTGCATGTTGTAGAACTTGCCGCCCTCTGCGGTCATGTCCTGGAATGCCTTCTTCACCATATCGAAAGGCACCTGCCTTGCGGACACCTTGTCGAACACCTCGCCTACCGAGACGACACGGTTCTCCAATTCGGAAAACTGCTGCGAAAGCATCTCCAAGATGGGAATGCCAGCCTCCGTAAATTGACGGATTTCCTGCCCGCGAAGGAACGATGCGCTCCTCACCTGCCCATATGCGAGGATTATCCTGTCCATTGACACGCCGAGACCTGCCGATACGTCGGCAAGCATCTTCACCGTGTCCATCAGCTCATCCTTCGGTATGGAGAACGCCGTGAGCTGCTTCGTGTAGGATGTCAGCTCCTTCAAGGTGAACGGCGACTGAACGGCAAGGTCTTTCAACTGTGCAAATACCTTGTTTGCAGCGTCCGCATCTTGAAGGATATTGCGCAGAGCCATCCTCTGATAGTCGAACTCGCCCGATATGCGGTAGATGGATGACAGGAACGAGCCGACAGTCCTTATGGAGAAGTAGGTTGCGGCAAGCCCAGAAAGCTCCCTCATGATGGCAGACTGCGACTTCATGGCGGTATTGACCCGCTCGGTGCTCTGCCTCACGTTCTCCTGCTGCGTCACGGTTTTCTGCAACGTTTCCGAAGCCTTCGACGCAGACTGCGAGACCTTGCCGAGGTTTTCGCTGATCTTCCCAGTCAAATCCAGCATGCCAGACAAGGTGGTATTGAGGTCATTTGCGGTCTTCTTCGCATCATCGACACTCTTATTGAAATCCTTGTCGTCGAGTATGAGCTTGAAATTAAGCTCGCTTATAGTATTGGTGTCAGCCATGTGGAATATTCTTGTTAATCGTCATCGGCTAATCCGGCGAACACCTCGTCCACCGTATAGCCCTTCTCACGCCGCCTGCGTCTGGCCTCCGCCTTGCGCATCTCCTCCATATTGAGGCGTATGGCCTCATCGTCAACTATCACCTTCCCATCATTCTTGTTCCTGCTGTTTTTCTTAAACAGCGTATGCGGCAGATCGGCCTGCATCAGCTCTATCTGCGGAAGCGTCAATTCGCATCGGTAGCCCCAGTCCCTAACGCTGACGAGTCCGAAGAAGAAGCGTCTTGTTTCCCCATAAGCGGGGAAATCACGGATGAAAGCTGCTTCGCTTCCGAAAGCTGTTCGGCTCGGTACTGCTCGGCTTCCTTCGCCGTCATCCTCATCCAGTCCGTCCTCATATCCGTCGAGTATGCCATATTTCTCCAATGCGCCCGCAGCTGTAGTTTTTTTTTACCCTCTCTGATTATCGGCGTCATCTGCGATTCCGTATATCCCTTAATCTTGCCCCACCATCGCCATAGGAATGGGTAGAAAAGCCTTATCCTCCAATAGCCGTTGAGAACGAACAATGCCGCCTCCTTGACCGAGAAATACGGTTCGATGCTCATGTCCTTCAATGTCTCGGAGCTGTCCGAGGGCATCTTCATCTCCCTCTCAAGCCATAAGGCCGTAAGCCGTTCAAGGGTGTACGGCTTGATGCCGCGTATCTTCACGGTCCTTCTCGTGCCTGGTATGGCGACCTCCGCAGGAGCATCGGTCACAATCTCCATGTATTCCTTTCTTGCCTTCTTGTCCGGCTGCTTCATGTCCTGTGAAATTTTAAAAAGGGGCGGGGCAATATGTCCGCCCTGCCCCAGGAACTAAGAGATGATTGGAAAGAGAGTGGTATTCTATTCCGATTATGCACCGGTAGTTGTGGTTTCCTGATGGAGAACGACGAACTTAGGACCTGCCGGATTGGCCAGGACGCTGCCGGTGAACCTCGTGTACCAGCTTGTCGAGCTGTCGTCAATCTGAGGAGGATTGAACCTCAGCTTCACGTGAGCGAGGACTATTGCAGTCTTCTTGCTCTCGGACTCGATGAGGATGGTCTTTTCAACATCCTTCGGGGTCGTGTAGCCGCTTCCGGTATAGCTTGTGCCCTCTGTACCGGTGACTGATACGCCCGATTTGGCATCGTTGAAGAACATATCGAACAACGGCTGATTAAGGAAAGGCACGTTGCCCTCAATGCCATAATCTCCATCCTCAATATCGGAGTCGTACACCTCCTTGTACTGATCGAGCTTGAGGTCTGTTCTGGTCGGGTCGTCAGAAGTCACCTTGAGGGAATCCTGAACGGTCCACAGCTGGTCCGCCGTCCTGAAATCAATCGGGGTGGAGAAATCAACGCCTGTCGAGGCGTAGTCAATCAAAGCCAAGCGGGCATGACCCTTTCCGAGGTCGGCCTTCATAGCTTCTGTTAATGTTGCTGCCATATCTTAAATGATTTTAAATTGCTTTTATTAAAGTCTTGAATAACAATGTTCTGCAATGATAACCGTAGTCATCGGCCACATCCGCCACTACCGTAGGCACGTCATCGAAGATGTACTTGCCATCCTCATGAGGGAAGCCCGCAAGGAGCTTCTTCTGAAGGATTGACAGCTGCCTGGCGTTCTTGAGATTCCTCACGTCGCGCACGAAAATCTGCACGGCGAGGGTGCATGAACCGTAGGCCGCCATATCCACGAGCTGACCCATGACCTTCGTCACGGCGAAATACTGCTCGCTGGTCTCGGTGGATTTCGGACGGTCGGTATAGACGATATCGCACAGGCCGATCTTGTTTTTCAGAAGGTCAACCGCGTAAAGCTCCAGTTCCGATATGTCGAATCCGTTTCTCATGCAACCTTATGGAAATACTTGCTGAACTCCTGCTCGGTGAAGGATGACGCGCTGATGAGGATTCCGACCTCGTAATCGAAGGCGAAATAGCTCGCAGGCTGCATGCCCGCCATGACTATTCCCGTCCATCCCGACGAACCGACCGATCTCGCAACCTCGGCAAGAGCCTCGGACGCATTGCCCTGCTCGCCGCCTGCCGCCACGACATCCTGATCTACGACCTGTCCATTGTGGACTATCGCCCATCCGTAGGAGTCGCCCATGAGGACGTGGTTGGCGTGCTCCGCATCATGCGATACGAGGGCGTAATTCACGGCCTTCGGCAGTATGGAGCGCAGGTTATTGAGAATCGCATCGTCCTTCTTTGCCAGAAGTCCGGCGAAGGCGTTCTCAATGACCTTGTTATTTGCGCTTTCGAGATTCATCGCGTCAGTTCTTTATCTCATCGAACCAGATGTTGCTTCCGATGTTATAGGTTATCTGCTTCACCACCCTGCCCCTATACGAGCGCGAGTAGTCCGTGATTTCAAGTATATCCCCAGGGTAGATCGGAGTGAGGAACATGGGAAGGGCTATCTTGTAGTCCGACACTATGACATCGCCCGCCTGCCTGGTGTTCATCGTGTTCGTGCGGTAGCCGAAATTCATCGTTTCGACCACCTCCGTGCGGAAGGAGCCGTCCGCGTTGAAGGTCGGATCGCCATCGCTCATTATCACCTTCGTAATGGGAACGACCTCCTCGACAGGATTGCCCTCGTCGTCAATCGCGGGGGTTCCGTCAGCCTCCAGCTTCTCGCGCAGGACACGCAGGGTATGGGGAAATCTCGGATTATACACGCTAATACAGGTTTTGAAGGGTTATTCCTCCGGCGGCGTCAGCCTTGTCATCGTCCCACTTCGCGTAGATTTTATTTGCCAGATCACGCAGATATGACCGATTCACCACGTTCTTGTTGGCCTTCTGATGCTGCCATCCGCCATCGGATATGTATTCTCCAGTGGTCGAGGTGGAGGAGCCGGCGGCATACATCAGCAGGTCTGCGTAGCAGAGCTCCCTATCGCGGACGCTGACATCGCTCATTTCCGAGCCTGCCTCAACGCCCCTGTCATAGAGTATCGCCTTTATCGCCTCGTCGGGAAACTCGCAATCGACCTTCCCGCGCAGCCATTCTTCTATGCTGTATGTCGCCATATTCTTCGCAGAAAATTAAGTTTACGCCTCGTTTGGATAGAGGTAGAACATATATTGAGGAACCTCCGGCACAGCCAGGGTGGTTGTCTCGATGTTGTAGCTCTGGCACCTCTTCACGGCATCTGCCGCAACGGTGAGCAGAACCCTTCCATCGTAGAAGGTGGCGTAGGTCGCTGCACTTGTCTCGAATGTCAGAGGCATGGCCGTAACCATCTTGCCGATGCTGCCGTCAGGAACGAACACGAGCACGTCCGGCTCGAATGCGTTCACGTTGGTCTTGACGAGCTTCTTCGCCGACTTGTCGTAGGACTCGACCGCAACGAGGCTGTCGATGACCTTGACAGGAACGCCTATCAGCTCCTCGAACTTGCTCTGCCTAGTAGCCGCAGACTGGGCGGCAGCCGCAGCCGCAGCCCCTTCGTTGGATATAGGGAACATGCTCAATCCGATGGACTTGAGCACCGCCTTATGGTTGAGAATCTTGCGCAGATAATTGTGGTTCACCTCGACATGACCGGTAATCCCCTTGTCGAGGATAGGTGTCAGCCAGTCGATGATGGAAGCGATTGGGTCTGCGCTCGCACCCTCGGTTGCATAGGTCTTGTCGGTCCAGAACTTGGCGTCGCCGCTCAGCTTGGTGATGTTGCCGGAAGGGATGTGGGCCGAGAAGGTCACATTCTTGATACCCTTCGGGTTGTTCTTGTCGGTGAGCGTGAGCTTGCCTGCGGAAACCATCTGATGCCTCTGATATGTGAAGGAATTGGTGATTCCTCCGACGAGGCTGTCGATGGTGACGAACAGGGTCTTGAGCGCACCGTCACGTGCGGCAACACTGTTCACGCCGTTCATCCTTTCAAGGATGAGCTGCTTGCGGAGCTTGTCCTCGTTCATGTACTCGACATCCTTCAAACGAGGAATCTTGCCGGTAACGAGAGATACCTCCTCGGTGCCTCTTGCGATTGCCGGAGAGTCGAGGTCGTAGTAGTTGGCCATTGCAGTCAGGCCGAGCTCCCTCTGAACCTGCTCATAGGTCAGGCCGGGCTGCATGTCGTCGAAGGAGAAGCCGTCGAGCTGCAATACATTATACTTGTCGGCGAACATCGTATCCACGAAGTCCTGAAGCCTCTGGGATGAGGTGTCGCCATTGAATGCACGATATAGTAAATCGTAGAATTGCTGTGTATATGCGTTCATAGTCTTTCTCCTTATCCGTTAATCTGTTGAACATAAGGGACTGCTGCCGCCATAGCTGCGGCGATTCCTCTGGCCGGAGTGCGGTCGATGAGGATTCCCTCTGGGTGATGATTGACTACCGCACCGGTGGCAGCCGCAGACTCGTCCGTCACGTCGATGTCGCCGAGCCAGATGTCATTGTAGAGGTAGCCGTTTGGCGTCACGTCTGCGGAAGCCGCAGCCGGAACGAGAGCGACGCTTGCACCGGCCTCCGCAGTAGCGGCGGTGGTGACGTCTATGAGATTGGAGTCGCTGGCGTTTGCGGCTATTGCCGTGATGGCGGATGCGGCGGCAATGCCGACCTTTCCGTCTGCGCCGATGGTTGCGACCTTCCATGTGGTATCGAGAGCGATACCGCCGAACTCCCTCGCATCTATCGTCAGGACGCCATCTGAGACGCTAGTGACCTCGACTGCGATGACAGGAGTGATGACCTTGTCGGCCAGGTATACCGGAGTTCCCGCAGGATAGAGCGCACCCTTGGCGAGATAATTGCGGTCAAGAGTCCCGCCGATGGCGAGAGGGCTCACGGTTCCAAGCCATATCGGAGTATGCCCGCCGCCGTTAAGCGCGAACTTTCCGAAAGCATTGAAAGAACTTCTCATGTCTTTTCCTTTTTAGTTTGTTGATTATTTTTTCGATGTGTCTGGGAGAAGGCCCTCCTTGATCATCTTCGCCTTGAAGGCCTCATCCTCGGATTTTGCGTTTCCGGCAGGCGCGTTTCCTCCGATTGGCGGCATAGGGCCGTCGCCGTAGAAGCGCTTGTACTGCTTGCCGTACTCGTCAGAACACCTCTGGATGAAGTCATCGTCGGTTTCAGACTCGCCGATTACAGCCTTTTCCATCACGAGGTCGAGGATGTTCTCATTCGAGCATCCCTTGCCCTTCAATGCGGCCTTTGCGGAGGCAAGACGCCTTTCGGCCTCCGCCTTCTGCTTGTCCGCAGCGATGGATGCCTTCAGCTCCTTCATCTCATCCAGAATGGCTTTCAGATCGTCATTCTGCGGCTTCGGTTCTGAAGGCTTCGGGTCTTTCTGCGGCTCCGGCTCTGTCTGTTTTTCCGGATGGTTCTTCTTGTACTCGTCCAGTGCGTGCTCGGCATTGAGTTTTGCCTTTCTCATACCATCGGTCGCGCTCTGAATGGCTTTGCACATGGCGGCTACATCGTCCCCCTTGACTGCGGTTGCGATGTCCTCCTCCTTCGTCACGGACTTCTCGATGTAAGCCGCAACGTTCTCGAAATCAGGATCGCCAAGCCCAAGGTTGGCATACTCTGTTCTTAGGGCTTTCTTGATTTGGTCTTTTAACATCTTTTAATTCGTTTATAATTAAGTAAATAATAAGGTCTGCCTAATCAACTCGTCTCAAAGATATGCCGTAATCGCCGATAAACTGAAATTTTAATTTCGGTTTATTTTTAACATTGCATTAAATTGCATGCGGAACTAAAAAGAGGGACAGACAGTTATGAAGGAAACAGAAGTAAAACAGTACCTCGACCCCGTGTTCAAGTACTATGGGCAGGACGTCTATTCATACGCCCTGGCAGACAGGATTCGGGAGGACAACGAGCACCGCAAGGCGACCCACAAGCGCATATTCAACCTCATTGCGCAGAAGGGCTTTCAGGAGCAGGTGCTCCTCTCCGATGCCGACATCAAGATCATCGGCGGCAAGAGGGGCGGAGGCAAGGTGCTCGACAACGAGGCGTGGATAATGACCCCTTATGGGCGGAAGCATAACGGAGAATTGCGTGTCGGCGACCTCATCTGCGACCCATCCACCGGCGGAAGCGAGAGGGTGCTTGCGATATACGAGCATCCCGACCATGAGTTCTATGAGGTGTCATTCGATGACGGAGCATCCGTCCTCTGCGGATTGGAGCATCTGTGGGTGGCTAAACGCGTATGCACGGCGGTCGTAAACAGGAAGCGGTACGCTACGATATTAGAGGACGACTATACGATATGGACTTTTGCGGCAATCAGGCAGTGGCTTGACGAAAAAAAAGAGGGGAAGCATGAGAAGGAAGCATTGGCAATTCCTCTGACTCAACCGATAATCTATCAGAAAAGCGGCCCTATGATGGCCGACTTCGGCGCACCGCCATACGTGATGGGAGTGCTGGCCGGTCTCGACTGCATCTGGAGGAAGGACCTCGACAAAGGAAGGATATATGCCGACATGACAGACGAGCTCGCCGATGCCGTAGCGATATGCGGAGTGGAGGTAAAGATTGAGAACGGCAGGCGATACATAGACGACAAGAGGATAATCGATAGTGCGAGGCATTATCGGTGCGGAGGCGAGAAGGCAAGGCATATACCAAATAGGTATCTCTACGGTCCGGTCGCAGACCGCATGGAGTTCGCCAGCGGCATGATGGACGCCTGCGGAATCGCGGCGAGGAACGGAGTGATGACGCTCGTCACCAAACGCAAGATAATAGCTACGGACTTCCAGCAGCTCATCCGCTCATTGGGCGGCTCGTGCAGAAGGACTGCCGTGCCGGTGCTTGATGATAATCAGAAAAGGAAGCTCGCAAAGAGAAGGCGTCTGCACGGCAAAACGACCCCGATGACAAAGACTATGCGGCTTCTCGCAGATAAGGTCTATCACGACACGTTCATCATGCCAGACCCATCCGATATGTTCCGCATACCTTCCAAGAGGAGCATCGCATTAAAGGCCAGGAAGCCGGAGATGGAGAGGAGGATAACAGGCTATCGGTATGCTGGCAGAAGGGATGGAAGGTGCATCACGGTGGACTCCGACAAGGGCCTCTACATGACAAACGGATTCATAGTCACGCACAACACGTTCATCGGCCTTTTCGAGGCATTGCAGTATTCGTTCAACCCCGACGTGACGATGTACGGCTTCCGAAAATACCTGGGCGATATAGAAAGGGGCATATGGAAATCATCAAAGCAGGTATTCAGACATTTCGCCAGTCCGGCCAACTCGACATTCGAGTGGACTTTCTACAATGGGACTGGAGCGACCATGAAGATGGAGCATCTGGAGGACTCATCCAAGATCGGCGACAGGTTCAGGGGCGTGGAGATGACATACATCCTCATCGAGGAGCTGGCCGAGCATACGAGGGACAACATGAACGTCCTTTTCGACCTCCTCGCATCCAACCGTACCACATCCGGCGTAAAGCCGAAGTGCGTCTGCACATGCAACCCCGTAGGCAAATCCAACAAGCTCCGCACGTTCCTCGACTGGTGGATAGACCCCGAAACGGACATGGTGATACCCGAAAGGAGCGGGCACAAGCGCTACTTCTACCGCTACGGCGACGACATCAGCGAGATAGCATGGGGCGACACGCCGGAGGAGGTGTACGCCAACGTCTATGCGCATGACAAGATACGGAAGCTCTGCGAGGACACGATGATGCCTTATAAGGACTTCATCACTTCCGTAGTGTTCATCGAGGGCGAATACAAGGACAACAAGATACTGCGCATCGCAGACCCGACCTATATGACGCATATAGCGGCGAGGGGCGGCGAGAGCACGCAGAATGACATACGAGGCATCTGGCGCGACGTGGACAGCGGCGACTCGCTCCTCACGATAGCGGATATGGATGCATTCTTCAGCAATAACGAGCAGATCGGCGATGGAGTGATGAGGGCGAGCGCGGATGTCGCGCTTAGCGGCGACTTCTTCGTCCTTTTCGCCTTCAAGGGACATCACATCTGCGATATGGAGGCATGGAGGGGCGTTCCGTCCGACGCGATAGTGGCGTTCATCCGCAAGTTCCTCGACAAGAACGGCATCCGCGAGGAGAACTTCACATACGATGCAAACGGCCTGGGGCTGTGGCTGAAAGACCAGCTTCCTATGGCCGTAGGATTCAACAACAAGTCCGCACCATCCGATTCAAGGCTGTGGAACAACCTCAAGTCCGAGGCTGCGGAGAAGTTCTGCAAGGCGGTGAAAAACGGGCAGATGTCGATCTCCGAGGAAGTGCTCAAGCGCAGCTTCACCGACGACAGAAAGAGGACATTCGCCGTAAAGGACAGGCTGATGGAGGAGCGCAAGGCCATCAAGCGCAAGGACACCGACAACGGACGCTTCGAGATAATCTCCAAGCCGCAGATGAAGACAGAGATAGGGCACTCGCCGGACTTCATCGAGGCGATGTTCATGATAATGCCGATGTTCGAGAAGCAGGAGAAGAAGATGGTAAGAGACGGATTCGATGACTTTTTTTAACAGATTACGATATGGCAGCTTTGAAATTTTTTGACTTCACGCCCGATGGGCTGATACGAAAGAGCGCATTCAAGCGGGCGATTCCGCACGACGAGGCGGGCCTTATGGCCCAGAGGCCGTCCGGCAATGCCGGAGCGCAGGACATCACCCTTACGCAGGGCAATATGCGATACAGCCTCATGTCGCAGGCCGACTTCCTGCGGGAGTTCGACGTGAACTCCCATGCGATAAACAGCCTCAAATACTATCCCGACACCCTGTCGAAGTCCGATGACAGCAAGATGCGCATCAAGGTGCGTACTCGTGTTGCGATAGGCTTCCAGGAGCGCATACTCACCAAGCGCCTCGTGGCATTGGTCGGGAACAACGTCAATCTCCGCATAGTCCGCAGCGGCGGAACAGTGCAGAAGGCGCAGGACAGCCTTACGGCGTTCAGAGAGGGATGGGAGGACAAGGACATCGAGATAGCCATACATGAGGCCATCACATCCGACGGCAAGACCGGCGACTGCGCCGTATGCTTCTACATGAACGGCGGCAGGGTCGGCTGGCGCACCTTCGGCTACGACAAGGGCGACATCCTCTATCCGCATTACGACCCCATCACGGGCGAGCTGGCGGTGTTCGCAAGGCTCTACTCGCGTCCTGATGACAAGGGCGACAGCGTGACCTTCCTCGATGTATGGGATGACACCTATTACGTCCGCTACCGCAGGGATGACACGAAAGACCCAAAGGACGGCAGCCAGTGGACTATGGACTCCTATCCGCAGCCGCACAACTACGGCATGTGCCCTGTGGCCTACCACCGCTATGGCGGCCCGTTCTGGACGCCTTCGCAGTCGCTCATAGACCAGTACGAGATTGCAATTTCGCAGTTCGCGGAAAACAACTCCGCCTACGCCCTCCGCATACTCTATACGATGGGCGAGGTGATGCACGTGAAGGCCAACTTCGACGGAACGCCGAGCCGCATAGACTCTCCTAATGCAGATGCGAAGGTCGGCTTCCTGGAGCCTGCCGACTCGTCGGCATCATTCAAGGAGGAGCTTGACACGCTGGAGAAGAACATCATGCGGTCATCCTTCGCGGTCGAGACGCCGGAGATAAAGTCCGGCAGCGACATGTCATCGCTGACCGTGAAGATGCTCTTTGCCGACTCCTACCTCAAGGCGTTGGAGGATGCGCAGAACTATCAGCTTTTCATCAACCGCATCGTGAGGCTTTTCAAGCACGGCTATGCGGTCGAGACCAACAAGATAGCCGAGGAGGACAATTACAACGTCAAGGCCGAGCTTCTTCCATTCGTATTCATGAGCGAGAGCGAGGTCATCAACGCCATAGTCCAGCTTGTCAGCGTAGGTGCGATGTCGAAGGAGACCGCCACCGAGCTGGCGTACAACTCCGGCTACGGCACGGTGGACGAGTGGGACAGGATAATCACCGAGGCGCACGATGAGCTCGTGGGGACTCAGCAGCAGTCCGCATCGCAGACTCAGACGCAGGACCTCAATGACATAACCGCAGCGAGGGAGGCCAGCGCATGACAGCCTATCAGGAGCTCATGGAGAAGGCCGAGAGCCGAGTGACAGCAAAGGTGAGGGATGCCGTGAAGAAGATAACTGCAATCTGCGAGAAGTACCGCTATCTCAAAGGCTCCTTCACCTTCAACGCCAATGCCGACCTCGAAAGCGAGGTGAACCGCATACTCATCGCCCTCTCCGATGCCATCCTCGATGATGCAGAGGACTGCGCAGGACAGGCCGCATCAGATGCCGACGAGGACAACGACAATGATGCAGTCCTCGCCTATATACGCCGTGATACAAACGGAATGTCACCATCAGAGAGGATAGACCGCCACGCATCGAGGCTCAAGCATCAGATGGAGGCATGGATTGCGATTGAGTTTGAGGAGGGCATATCGCAGGGCGCGATAGTATCTGACATCATGCGGTACATCAGATACCCTGCGCTCGCACCGAAGAAAAGCGGCACGAACTATCGGGCCAATGTCCTCATCTATGGCGACAACACCGGCATAAGCGGCTTCTCCAAATCGGCGATAGACGGAATGACCCTCATCGAGCAGCAGATGATAAACGAAGCATACCAGTACGCCACATTGCAGAAGTTCTCGAAGGATGGGGTTGAGAGATATGGCGTGATGAGGGGAAGCACCTATGACTGCCCGACCTGCGACGAGATATGCTCGCGGACCTATCCTGTGACTGATATGGTGCTTCCGGTACATCCGAGGTGCATGTGCATCGCATACCCTATTGAAGAATAATTTGTATCTTTGCATTCGGATGGCGCTCTGTGCGCCGTTCTAAATTGTTAAATTTTCTGTTGAGGGAGGCTCCGCCGAGAGGCACGGCCTTCCTCCTTTTTATCTCAACTATTTATCTTTCAATAAATTCATCATGGAATAAGCGCATGGTATTGCGACTCGCAAAAGAAAAACCGATATTTATGCAGAGATTCATAAAGGGAGGCGTCGCAGTGATGCGTCGCCTTTATTCGTATATCCCTATCCATCAATCGGTTGCATTCATTTGAAGCGCAGGGCATTGACTCGTGAGCGCAAAATGCCGATATTCGTTATTGATAAAATCGTAATTCGCGATATTAATATCGTGACCACTCATAAGGAGTTAGCAAATCACATCTTCCATTGGGAGGCAGCGCAGCGATGCACCGCTTCCCTTCTTTTTTTTATGCCCCAGAAAGGCAGAAATCAGCCGCAGGCGAATAATTCCTAGTCATAGATGAGAAAGTCCGCCAGAGGGCCTAAAATCAGCCGTTCTCGGCATCTTTCTCCTTGGCCTTGTCCTCGCCTTCCTTCACCTTCTTCGCCACCTCATCGGAGGCATCGTGCAGCTCCCTCTCCTCCTTGAGAATCTCCGCATCCTCCTCCGCAGTAACGTCGTCCTTCAGACCGTAGATGTCCTTGTGCCTGTTGACGCACGCTATGCACGCATCATTGACGGCCTTGAAGAACTCCATGTCGGGGATGGTGCAGAGGAAATTATACGTCGTAGCCGCTACGTTCGTCAGGAAGCCCTCGCTCCTCTCCTTCACCGCCATATCCAGCATCCTGCCCTTCGCAAAAGCCTTCGACACCCGCACGCTCAGCGCCCCGCCGATGTCCATCATCTTGACATGCCCCTCCTCGTCGTGAAAGACGAAATTGCCGACACGATAGTCATTCGCATCCAGCTTGACCTTTCCATTGACAATCTTCATTCTTTTATAGGTTTTTTATACAGGAAATATCTAGTGCCCTTCGTGCAGCGGTCATGGGCCACGCCGAAGAGCGACATGCACCTCGCCACCTGCTGAGGCGTCATCGTACCCACGCCGTCGCAGATGTCGCTGTTCAATACCTTCACGAGCTCCGCACCGTCGGACGGAGCGATGAGGTAGCCGTTGGACCGCAGCCAGTCCGACAATGCCTCCGGCACCAGCCTTCCGCCCGACCGCGCCTGGGCCTTCACGGAGTCCAATGCCTCGTCCATGAGCATGCACGGCGTGAACCGCCCGCCCATAGAGAGGAGCCGCCTCCTGCCCTCCATCACCCAGTTGAAGATGCCCGCCAGCTCGTGCGCGCATATCCTGTTCGCCAGCCTCATGTCCTGCCTCTCCACCGGTATGCTCACCTCGAAGGGGAAGATGAGGAGCCTGCGGAAGAAGGCGTCCGTGACATCCTTGAAGGCCGGCATCTCGTTCAATGCAAATGCGAGCGGCGGACACGACACCACGACGCTCCCGTGATAGAGCTCCCAGCCCTGCACCTCGTTGGACGACGCCAGCGCCTTCATGCACGAGTCGAAGGCCGCACCCCTCCTCGCATCGGGGCAGAAGTTCAATCTGCACCCCGCCACCGCCGACACCTGCCTGGCATCGGATAATTGCGAGGGGTCGAGATACGACATCCTGTCCTCGCCGATGACCTTCTTCATCACGTCGAAGATCACCGACTTGCCATTCGCGCCCTTCCCGACCAGTATCGCCATCTTCTCCACCGCCAATGCCCTCCTGTCAACGTAGCACATGCCGAAGAACTCCTGAAGGCATGACCGCTCGGCCCTGTCCGGCAGGACCTCCTCCAGGAAGGCGTCCCACATAGGACACGCCGCATCCGGCCTCCACGCATAGGGCAGGTAGTAGTCCGTCACCGCATCCGGCGAGAACGGCCTCGTCATGCCCGATGCCAGGTCATACACGCAGTTGGAGAAGGAGATGAGATTGGGGTCGCTCGCGACGCTCTTGGCCTTCAGCACCATCTCGGGAATCCAGCCCATCCTCCTTATCTCCGTCACCCCTATCCCCGCATCCAGCTCCGCCTCCACGACAATGGCATGCAGGTCGCCGTTCTTCTCGTCTATCGGCTGATAGGCCATCCCGTCGAAATAGACCATCCTATCCCCGATATGGGTCAGGGTGCTCCTCCGCAGACAGTCCGTCACCACCTGCGTGTACCTCTCCACCCTGCGGGCCAGCGACGTCTGGCGCTTCGCCTCCGAAAGCCGCTCCCTCTCCGCCGCCAGCAGCCCCGCCAGCTCCATCCTCAATGCACCGAACCTCATCGCCTCACCTCCTTGAACCATACGAACAGGCCGTCCCTGCGGTCAAACGCCGAACACTGCAGCCAGCTGCATACCGTCCCCCTCCTCCGCAGGTCGCACCCCGTGCACGCCTCGCTCGGAAGACCGCGCATCGTATTGGCAACGCACTTATACATCCTCCCCCGCACCTCGACCTCGCCGCCAACCGGCACGTACGTCCCCGGCATCGTCTCCCGCTTCACCTCCTGCGCCCGGTCCTCCCTGTACGCACCTATGACTCCATCGGCGAACATGTTCAATTCATCGGGGATGTCGTCCACACCTGGGAACATCCTCCTCACCGCACGCTCGCCCGCACTCTCCCCCCGCTTCATAACCCTATCCCTCCCAAATCCTCGAATGAACACCCCATACCTGACGCAACACGCTGATAATCACTATCCTGCACGTTGCGCAGCAAAATCGGAACAATTTTTCCGTATTTTGCATTTATACCCAATAGAACCATCTAGAATCGATATTAAATTTATAACTATTTGATAATTAACTATTTGTTTGCTTCCAATTATTCCAGATTATAAAAATTCTACATATTACATGCTATCAATCAAATAATTACAGAAAAATACCTTCAAAAATCATTAATAGAGCATTATAGAATCAATAAATCTTTAAAATGCGGAAAAATTTTGCCGAAAATGCTACGCAAGGTGCATCGAACTGCTAATCAATTCGTTA